TGATAGTCATCCACATCATCCCAGCCCAGCCAGCCAAAGTGTGCTGATACTATTTTATTATGTGGATTATACGGACTATTATCTATCCGGCCTGCTATTCGCTCAACAGTAGTTTCTAGGTCTAAAACTAGGATATCAGTCAAAAGTCAGGCTCCCCGTCTGCGTCCAACACGGTCACTCTTGGCTCAATGCTGACAGTAGGAGCGGGAGTATCATCCTCTGGTTTGAGGATGCCCATTGCCTGTATGAATAATTCCAAGGAAAGCGGCAGATTACTTTCCATTGGTAAAATCCCTAATGATCTGCTTTTTCAATTTGTCGGCGGGTACGCCATCCTCTAGTTTCTCGCAGATGAAATCGATGAACTCATCAAGGCTGCACTTGGTATGTTCTGGGCAAACGGCGTCTATGGTTGTTTCCGCTTGCGCAGATTTTCGTGCGGCAAGTATCTCTGGCATAACAAAACGGTTGATAAAATCTTGCGGTGATTTGCAAGAGTAGTGTTTCCGCTGACCACCATACACGCCCCAGCGTCCGGTTGTGGGGTAGAAGGAGTAACGATGACGGCCTTCTGGGTGGTTTACCCAAAGCATAGACGCACCCAACTTAGGTAGGATTTTAAAACCAGCCTCGGTAAATACTTCAATTGCTTCGACTAATAGGGGATCATTCTCACACAACATAGCGATTTACCTCTCCTTCAAGATTGCAGACAATAGTGCCATGCCATCCGGATATTTTATTCTTCATCACGGTGATGTAACGGGTGGGATCATTGTCATCCTCGCCGTTTATAATTTTACCAATGCCCAGCATGATGTCGGATTCACTAGCCTTGCCGACCTTGGAGCCTTCCAGCATAGACATGGTCAGTCGGGTCTTGCCCTCGGCTTCCGCGCTGGCTTGGCTATTACCGATGACGGCACAATTGTGGGTCTTCGCTAATTCGCGCAGTCGGTAGTACAATTCTCTCAGCCGCTCATGTCCGGAATTAAACTTGCCTGCGATTTCTACCTTGTCAGCCATGTCGATCATCACAATGTCAGGCTTTTCTTTATTTAAGAAGCCATCTAGCGTTTGGATATCCCAGCCTTGTGCATCCACTAGAATTAGTCTGTCTCTAATACCTGCATATCTGGCTGCAGCGGCGGCAGGGTCTAAGGAAATCTCATCTCTGCTCATGCCGGTGTAGGAACCGATTGCACGTAGTTTGGTGCGCTTGGAGACTTCCTCATTGCAGACGTATACTACCTTGGCACCTTGCTGACAGAAGCCTGCCGGAGCGGCACACAGACTAACAGCCAAGGCCGTTTTGCCTACGTTGCTGTACGCCGCAATAACGCCAAACTCTCCTCTTCCAATCCCGTAGACCTGTCGGCTCAATGTCTCTATGTTGAATTGAAACCGGTTGTCGTTACTGGTTACAGCCAGCAATTCGTATATGTCATCTGTACAGGCATCTGGGAAATCATCAGGCAGATATCCATCAGACACTCTGTCTAAGAGTGCCTTCAGCCGGTCCATTGCAGAGGAATCCCCTTCGGACATAAGTATTCCGTAGTTGGCTATGTCTAAGCCTACACTCTGACGCCAAAGGCTGGCGATAACATCTGACGCAACTTCCTGATCGATGTCGGGGGCGTTGGCTATGGAATTAACTGTGTCTTCTACTTCTGCAGTCCAAGCAGCGGTAGACGAGGGATTTGCCGCCTTCCACTGGGCCATCAGATCAAGGGTGGTAATGTCCTTGTCAAATTTACTATGGCTGGCGGCTATTGCTTTGTAGACTTCCCGCGCCGTGTCATCGAAGAGGCTGGCTCTTAGCCTAGCCTGATTGTCTGAATAAAATTCATTATTCAAACAGCACTTAATTAGTGATTGGTACATGTGTGGTCCTCATGTGAGTCTAAGGTGGCGTTTATAACACACAGTAGGACGTAAAAAAAGCCCCCGATTAAGGAGGCTGATTTAATTAGTAATTAGTATGTAGTTATGTACTTATGAGGTACGGAACTTCATACGAGCCACGTCCGGTTTCCCGTCACCTCGACGCTCCTTCATTTCCATGTCGGTATAGACTATGGCAGGATTATCCTTGGCTAACGCCGCAATGGCATCCTTCACTTTCTGTTCTTGTGCAGCCGCTTCGCTGAAGCCGCCGTCGATTTGAAAATCAACAATTATGATTGCTCGTGCTTTCATGGTATAGGGGTCTTTCAATTAAAATTAGGTCTTGCGCGGCAAGTATACTGCGCGGTTAAAAAGTGCAAATTTTAAATTAATTATTGTGGTGGCGCGGTTGGCGCGTCTTGCCAGCTTGATGCGGAGACGTACAATCCACCCGCGAGAGCATAAGTGCTGATCTGCATCATGGATGACAATGTCCTGCGCATCAGACTGCCTTTACCGCCAGACTTTAACCATCCAAAATCATATACTTTTTCTGTTTCTAAGCAGTTCATGCCCGTCCCTTATGGGATGTTTAAAGTGTCGTTTATTTGCTGAGTACTAAGGTATTTAAGATCATGGTTAGTGATCCGCACTGTAACACCTTCGTTCCTACGCGACTCTTTTATACCCTTTACTGCCGCATCCTTGTCAAGGACTAAATACACTTTGTTGTAGTTTTTTATTATTTTTTTTATGCCACTTGTTAAGTGCGTTCCTAAAAGGGCTATCCCAGTTAGGTTATCATCGCGGCTGACTGAACAGGCACTAGCTACATCTTCAACTAATACCGCAGTCTGCCCATTACCTACAGGTATACCATGTGGCAATTCCCCGTAGGACATCCACTTAGGTCCACCGCCAAGCGCACGTCCAACCGCACCATGCCCGTGGCAGAAGAGTACTCTGTTCTCAGCCGGAGCATACCTGATCCGCAAAGAGCCTCTCTCATGCGCCTCAAGGCTGTTCACCGAGGCTAGGTAGTCAAGGGCTGGCTGGTGGTTGTCTACGGACGTTGTGAGGGCGGGTAGAGGTCTAATGTACTTGGCAGGGGCATTGCAGGAGTTGGCTAGGTAGTCCTTAGTTGCTTGTAGATTACGTCTACCTGAGTAAATTCCTTTACCTTCGCAAGATGCTCTGAAGCAATTCCACCGGATTATACCTTGTTCTTTGGATAGGCTTAGTTTTTTTAGACCGTGGCAGAATGGGCATTGGATTACTTTGCGGTCACCTTCTTTCAAGGGGATGTCTTTGATTACTTCTAATTGCTCTAGATATAACATGAGTAGCCTATGTCTAATATTAGTAGTGTGCTATTCCTGACCCCCACGGGACAGGCGACAGCCTATACATAAAATCTAAATAGTAAACCCCTAAAAACGCCACCTAGATAACAGGTTCTCCACAACATAGTGGTGTAACCCTCTGTTTTTAAATATTAACCCAACACGCCGGAGGTCGCGGGTTCGAGCCCCGTCAACCGCGCCAACTAAATACCAAGTCCTTGTTCTTAAAGGCTAAATACTAAAAAACGGACCCGTAAAAAGGTCCGTTTTTGTGTTTGTGGCTATCTATGGCAAATGATTAAAAAAACTTCACTTGTTTAACCGCCTGCTTCTGGACAACGAATCACCATCAGGTAAATTCGATATCCTTGTGATCCAACCAGCGTTTTAATTTACGTTCCGCACGTTTTTGCATCTGCGCAGAGGAGAAGTTATCCGGAAGCACTGAACTAAGTGCGTCTAATAGAAGTAGTGTTTCATCGTGAGTAAGTTTATCCATCAGCCATCTCCACGCTCCATTGCGCCATTTCAATCAAAGCCTTGAGGTCTTCCGTTTTCCACGAAAACCCCTTTGCTTTCCACCCGTCATACGGTTCGCAGACATTTGTGTCCAAATAATAGGATTCGACCTCATCTGAGCCGTCATAATCGTGGCAATCGTCCTTTATAAACAGCCAGTTTTGTCCGGCTTTCTCTACAATGCAAAACGTCAGTTTCACGTCTTCATCTAATGGGTAGCCACGGTTGCCACACCAATCGCGCACATCCTGTTCAGTCATTTCTTGGCTCCATCTTTAAGAGTGTTTCATCCCAGCATTCTGCTTTTGCACACTCTGATATAAAATCTGCACTTCGCAAGTCTTTCACCATGCCGCTGTCATCTGTCACGGTATATTCATCACCATGCTGCATATGCGGATTAACACTCAGATGTGCGGTTTGTAACAGCCAACCGCCAATATCGTGATGGTATTTCCGCGCTTCGTCTAAATCGAAAAAGGTCTTAGTCATCAGTGTATTCCTCTAAGAGCCGCCCAGCTAACTGGGTAGCGTTTTACCATTTCGACACTGATCTGCATAGCCAGTATCCTAGTCTCTTCTTGCGCGTCAGGAGCGCAGCGCAGCCTGCACATGTCTGCGAAGGCGTCTAGGCTTCCGCTGACCCACCACTTTGTCATCATGCTGAGAGGTAGCACAGACCGCGCCTGCTCCTCGCAGATGCCTGATGCCAGTAGATTTCGGTATTCGATTAGACAACGGGCGTTATGCTTAGTGACGTTCTGGATAGCCGCATTGCCTTCTGCATCCTCAACCCGCCTTCCACTACCCTGCTTTTTGTTCTTAATAGCAGCACGATAATGCGGCGGGTAATAAAACTCCGGATCATCAGAAATATATCTTCTAGATACTTCGTTCACCCTTAAAAATTTACTCTTGTGCATCTGCCGAGCTACATAAATTGGAGCGTGACACAGAAAACTGGCAAAGGCATGTCCGAAGGGGCTGGTATGCTTGTTACTTGCCAGATAGCCTATCAGCCTCTTATCGCCGTCAGTGAGTATAGGCAGCATAGGACTACCATCCACGCCAGAGGCACCCAGAGCCTCGCTCTCGCGGTTGTAGGACACCCTAGCCGCATTCACTGTGGTCATATCGCTGCCCATGCAATCTAGCAGGGTTGCTGTTATGCTAGTCATGGTGGATAACCTCCCACTTCTCTAGCCATGAGTCTAAACCCCATTTTCCTGCCACTAAATCCATTACTTCTTCAGCACCTTTCTTGGTTTTGTAGACACCATGAAGTCCAAGTGTGGTGAAAACCAAATGTACTTGCACATCCTCAGTCATACGCCAGTTCCCATCCAGAGTTTGAGTTCCGCCTTGGCTTGCGCCAGTTCCTTCTCGACACGGTCTAACTGCGCGGCAAATCGTTTAGCCTGCCTTTCGTACAGGTCTGCTTCGCGTTTTAGGA